TATCTCTAAAAGTATAAGTTTTAAAATATCGCCTTATTTTCCTTTTGTTTACGGGTAAAATTCGCGCTGCGATTCTTTCTGTTTTTTCATTATTCATTTTTCATTTTCCTATTTAATAAGTTTTAAATTTTCCTTTTTTGGTATAAATATTTTTACCTCTATACAGTCGGCCATTAAACCTGTAATATCATCACGGCAAAAATCACTTTCCTCACTATACTCAAAACAAGCGTTAGGCCATTGATCTAAAAATTCATTGATATTTTTAATTTCACTACCGGTTAAACCTGAAATATCATAGTATTCAATCGCAGTAATATAATGCTTACATATTGTCGCGCTATATTCATCAAATTTAACAGGCATAAAAACCTACCTTTACACCATCACCACAATTACTTAGTTCAATTAAAATACCTGAAAAAAAACTATCGTTTGAATAACCATGCCAAGAATCGGGAAAGAGAGAATTTTTTTCTAGCCTCATAAAGTCGTTTAAATCATAAACTTGATTTTTATATCTAAAAAAACTACTTTCCTCTATTGTGTCGTAATTATCTTTTAATTCATCTTTTTCTTTTTCTGTTAAATCATACCAGTAAATAATTTCTCTAAATTGATTATTTGTTTTTATTTCTAAAGTCATTTTTATTCATCCTATTTTTAAAGTATCTATATCAAATTCATAGTCATTAATTATTAATGTTTCTGTTATCGCCTCATCACTTACTAAATAATAATATTCATCGTCTAAAGTTTTATAATATTCATCGGCAAGCCATCGACAATTTTCTAAAAAACAATCATTGTCATTATTTAATAATTGCATTGTATTAGAATGGCAGTAATTGGAACGTGAATAAATTTCTAATTCGCAAGGATAATAATCGTCATCTATATCTTTCTTTTTTTCTATCATGGCATTGCGTAGAATATTTTTAGCATAGTCTAACTTATCGTCTTTATAATTATAATTATCTATTAAGTTTTTTAAAATTGTTTCTATTTCTTTTTCATTTTCTGGATAGCTAAATTTTCCGGTGAAAGATGCGCCATCGCCTTGTGACCAGAAACCACTGAAATAACTTTCAACATCGTAAAAGCCAAGAATATCTAATTGCGCGTGAAAGTCTTCTTTAGTAAATTGCCACCATTCATAATCGGTATTTATATCTCTATTATTTTCGATCACTTTTTCTTTTTGTTCGTCATTCAATTCATTAAATTTTAAATATGTTTTTATTATTGTTTCTTGTCTCATAATTTATTTATCCTTTTCTAATAATTTTAAAATTGTTTTTTCTCTATTGCTTTTTTTTGCTCCGATACTTTGAAAAGTACAAAAAAATAAATAAGCGTTTTGATTATGATCGAAAATATAAATTTTTTGAAAAGCATAATCGATTCTATATTTTTTCATAATTCACCTATCCTTTTTTAAAATGGTATATCGTCGGCCGTAAAAGTATTTTTAACCGCCTCATTATAAATATTTTTTGCTAAATAATTTTCTTCTAAATATTCATCTATTGCGCGTAGTTCTTCACTTGACATATAATCCAAGTGATAGCCCATTGATATAGTAGCGACAACATTATTAATTTTTAAAACATCATTGAAACTATAACCTTTAGACGTTCGATTCATTTTAACAAATTTAAATTTTGGATATTCGGTGGTAATTGCTAAAAACCACGTTTTATTCTTGTTATTCGTAAAAAATACTTGAATATCAGGGACCATTTTTTTATGTGTCATACTATTCATTTTTTTATCCTTTAAATTCAACGTAACATTTTGCGAATAAGTCACCATCTTGATGCAAAAAATATTTATTTTTATCTTTATCGATTAATTCAGCATTGTTTAAAACATCATTCCAAGAATCCCAATATGATTCGTTTTCGGGATTATTTAAAATTTCTTTTTCTTCTTTATCAAGTTTTAAATTCCATTTTTCTAAATCAAAACTTTCTACAAAAACTTTAGGAATATAAATACCATGGAAGTCTGATAATAATAATTCACTAAAAACGGCTATCATTGTTTCATCACAATTTTCACATATTACTTTTTCTTTTTCACTTATGATATCGTCTGCGTAATTGTCGCAATTATTACAATGATAATAATCAGCCATATAATATTCATTTTTCATTTTTAAATATCCCTTAAATTGAATTCATCTAAAAAAAACTCGTAACATTCTTTTTGTTCTATATCGTTTTCGTCATACGTTTCATAAGGTGAATCAAAACGCCATTCAATACTTAAAGCACTTCCAAGAATATATAATTCTGAAAACATGCCGTCATGATACAAATTGCATATTTCACGTAAAGCGAAGGCAAACGAAAATTTGAAACCGCTATCATCATTTTCTAAATCAAAGTCATTCTTAAAATGTTCAAAAGTTTTTTTATATAGTTTTTCTTTTGTTTCTTCTTTCATTTTGTTTTTCCTTATTAATGTTTAATTTCTACCTTTATATTACTATCGTTCGACGTTCGACACAAGACTTTTCGGAAAAAAATTTAAAAAATGTAATATTTTCACGCTTTTATCCTCATTGATTATGCTCAAAGCGCACCGATAAACTATTGACATAATTTCAAACAGTTATCGTCGAACGTGCGCACCGATAGAATAGAAACGTTTTAAGCGTTTTATGTGAGTTAACACATAGGTATTTTTTTAAAAACGCTTAGAAAGGCCGAAAACGATTCATAAAGGTTTATGACTTGAAATATTTTAGAGAATTCAAAAATGATTTAGTTATTTGTACCTATTTTCAGGTACTTAACTATTCATTTAGTCTTTTCCATCGTTTCAAAGCTTTGAATTATCAAGTTTTCTTTACAAATAGTTTTCAAAATTTAGTAATTTTCATCTATTTTCAGGCACTTACATTTTTCAGTTTTTTGAATTTTTGGAAATTTTGGAAAAACCTAGTGATTTCGCGCACTTACAACTTTTGATTTTCTACGTGATTTCGCGCACTTACAACCCTAGTAAAATCAACCACTTAAATATTGTAAAATCTTTGGTTTGTAAAAAGCTCACTTTCGATAGGTTTTTCAAAAACCATAATAATTAAATTATCATTTAAAAAAATTTAAAAATTTAGAAACATTTTTTAAAAATATTAAATTAAAAAAAAATAATTTTATAAAATTTTAAAAAAACTACAAAAATATTTTAAAAATTTTTTGGTATTTTATAAATTATATTTATTAAACATTCACCAAGGGATTGGTTTAATATTCACAAATAAATTCGTAATCTTTCATTACTTTATTTATGTATGACTTCATGAAAAATTCTTGAGTTGATGGGAACCATTCATTTGCATATTTACAAAACCAGTATTTACCACGGTGAATAACCCATCTATTTTTACCGTAATTAAACCACACTATTGCGGTTCCCTTTTCTGGATGAAACCAGATACCTTCTTTAATCTTTACATCTTCTTCCATTAAGTCTCTCCTTGGTGGACGATCCAAATAGTGACCGCCCCCTTAAATTTTTTTTCAGTCTCTAGAAAAGAAGGGGCCTACCCTTTTACTCATGAGCATCTACGAAATGATCGAAGTCATGGTAAACAGGAGAGTTCATATCTAATTTTCTCCTGTCGTAATGACCTATACGTTCACATATTCTCATCCATTGATTAGGTCTGTTCATCTTCTCCATCATTATCATAGCTCCAGCACAATGTTTCACACCTTTGTCCATGTTACTCTTTCCCTGACATGTTGAAGTCTTGTGACAACTGAAAGATTCATCACAGTCTAAAGCTAACGCAATCTCATTAGCTCTTTCGTAACTCAAATAAGGTGTTACGTCTGTTCTAAATGGACAATTATCACAAGGACGAGTGAGTGTTAAATCCACTACAACATTCCTACCCACTCTTTATGTACTCTCTTCCAAACCTTAGCGTTTGGAGTAACCTTCTCCCAATTGAACGCTCTCATCACCCATCCATTGTTAGGTTCACTTTTACAAAACTCTTCAGGTGCTTTGTTGTGATACTGTTTAACATTATCTGCGTATTGCTTGGTTAGGTTGTACTTCTTTAATAACTCTTCAAACTTTTTAAATAGATCACTCATATTACTTAACTTCCTTTGGTAACTTAACAATTTTTACCTTGATGTTAATATTAAACTTTTCTCTTTGTTCTTTTATCCACTCACTCTTCTCTGCACATAACGGTACTTTATGTTTATCAAACTTTCCAGTCACGTAGTTGTGACAATACTGACACATAGGACAAAAGTTTTGCTCATTCCAAAAATACTTTTCCTTATCTACTTTCCACGCTACGTAATGATCCACCACCGTTGATTTAGCACCACACACATAACACTTTGGATTGTGATGTAGGAACCTGAAGCGATACTTATCCCAATTTGAATCGTAACCTTTCTCTCTAGCCGAGAGTTGTCCTGGTCTTCTATACTTCTTATTCGATACGTGTCGATTGGGTTTAAATTGCTTTGGTTTTTTAGGCATATCTTATGGTACAGGTAATCCCGCTGGAATGGGTAACTTTTTACTACCTCTTGCGGTGGTTTTAACTACAGCGGGTTTATCAAAGTCCCACATCAAATCTAACTCATCTTTTATATGGCCAAGGTTATCAGAATGGAAGTGGTGAACTTTTCCGGTTGGATCAGCAACGGCCAGATTGTAGAACTTATAACCCGCCCTGCTTTGAAAACAAAAGAATATCTCACGTTCTGTTAAACTCTTTAATGCATCAAATATCGTCATTATCACTCTCCGTTTACTTAACATTACTATCCACTCCCACGTTATATGACAATAGATTAATTTTGGAACACTGTTCTTTAATACTATCAACTCTCCACCCCCTAACATTTGGAACACTGTTCTTCGTTTACTTTTACGTTTATATTACCCTTCTACACCTTGAAGAACTCTGTTCTAATTTTTACATTAGTTATTTATAACGCTCCGTTTACTATTTATTAGCGTTGCATTATTTAACGTAACCAAGGATAACTGTAAGTGTATGATTTTAAAGAGTTTTACATAGTGTAATTTATATGATATTTTTGGAGAGTCCCACCCAAGGGTGTAAATTAGGAAGCAAATATAGTGCAACATTTGTTTTCTATATTTACTCCCTAACAAAAGGGTGATTAGGCACTTTCCAAAAACCACGCCCGCCCCTTTACATACATAAACCATTTTTATTTATTCATTAGTTTAGAACATAGTTCTATATCTTATCGCATATTATCACACTCTGTTTTCGTCATTTGACTTTCAATTTACTAACGGTGTACGGTTGGGGAAATTTTAAAAAGGAGATAAAACCCATGCCATTTAGAAAGCTAACGACTTACGTTTCTGAACACCACTATAAAGAACTCTATAAGTATGCTGAAAACAAGAAAATACCTAAGAGTCGTTTATTGGCCATAGCTTTAGATAATGAAATGTCGAATAAGAACCCTTTCGACTACAACCTTGGTGTTGTATCAGCTAAATCAAATGAGTCAGATCAAGCAAAGATCATCAATTATGTTAAAACTGCTAAAGGTCACTTAGGTAAAGATTTATTATGTTTGTCTCGCCAAGATATAGGTATCGATGATAAGGCCGATCTTTTAAAAGCTTTAGAAGACCTCATTAAATCTGGTGTTATCGCCACTTATAAAAAACCTAAATTGGCCAATAGGCCTGAAGAAGCTCCTGGTTATCTTTGCTACAAACTTAAAAGTGACATGTTACCTGACGATAAAGAGAAACGTCGTAAACAGTACGAAAAATTAAAAAAAGAATTTGAAAATTAATTATTGACGTACCCTGATTTGGGGTTATATGCTTTCTAAACATTGAGACTTATTCTTTTGGAGACTTAAAACAAATGAACGATTTAGTAACGAGTGCTAATTACCACTATAAAGGTAGCGCACATGTGTCGCACGACATGGAAGTTTATAATATCCTTGGTTTCGTTAAACTTAAAGAACCTGTAACAGGTGAATGGGTTGAAGCGGTATCTTACGTTAAATACTACGACCCGCATGTGATATTCGTAAGAGAATTAGACGACTTTAAAAATAAATTTACGATCTCTCACGAATTGGTCCCTAGTAGGGAAGGAGTTGAATTATGACTAACACACTACCAAGGATTGATAACACCCCTTTAAGAGGTGATAACACCCCTTTAACAAAGAACACCCACACCCCTTTAACAGGTGATGAAGTACATTCGTTTATGAAACGCTTCTCCCTCGACATTAACCAATTTGCAAAATTATTAGGTGTATCGCCCCAAGCGGTTAGACTCTGGATCACAGGTTCCCGCCCCTTTAATGAAACAAACTCGCGACTATTGAGAATGTTTGAACGTAGGCCTTCGCTTATGGGAGAGTTTTAATAATAACTAAGGAGACTAAAATGTTATTGAAAAAAGTAAAGTTAAGTGATGTAGCTCTTATTGAAAACTCAAGAGCTAATGAAGAAGATTGTTCCGAGCTTATGGAGTCAATTAAAGAATCCGGTTTGATTCAGCCAGTTGTTGTGACTAAAGCTTTTAATGGTAGAGGTAAAAAACCTTATGTATTGGTGGCGGGCAATCGTCGTTTTAGGGCCGTTAAAAATTTAGGTGAAGCATCGGTTGACGCTGTTATTAACGACAATATTAAGGATATGGCCGACCTCTTGGTTTTTAATATGTCTGAAAACTTGCAACGTAAAGATGTTTCAGCTTTTGAACAAGGTAGACTTCTCAAACTTCTTATTACTAAACATTTCCTAACGAAAAAAGAGTGTTCCGTTCGTTTAGGTATTACTGAAGCAAGAGTAGAATCGTTACTCAATGCTTTTGGTGCTTTCCCTCAAAAATACACTGAGAAGATTACCACCGATACCAATGCCGTTAGAAAAAAAGGTTTAGTTGGTTTAAGTACCGCTACAACCGTTGCGAATCTTCAAAAATCTAACCTTATTAGTAGGTCAGAAGGACAAGAAATTTTAGACGGCGTTCTAAATGGAAAGTATAACTCTACAACTGTTAGAGCAATGGCCGGAACCATAAGAAAAGGTGCATCTTTTAGACAGTTTAAAAATGGTTCTAAAAGTATTGGTTACACCACTGTTAGGGTTCCTCTTTACGTATCGGAAAAAGAAGACATTGAAGGTGGTATAACAGAATATCTAATGCAGTTGATTTATGGTGAGAGTAAAGATCATTTTACTCGACCGAGGTTTTAAATGATAACAGTAACAGCAGGTAAGGTGAGCGTTACAGGTAGAAACTTTACAAGTATCTCTCCCGACTTCCTAAGTGAATTAAGAAAGAGTGCAGGTCTTAGTCATAGGGCGGTGGCTAGTTTAGTAGGTTACAAAAGTTCAACAGGATATAGCGGTTATGAGTATGGTGAAGCGACTCCTTCAATTGATACGTTCACCAAGATAGTTAAGGCAATTGTGCCTGGTAAAGAGTTAAAGATAAAGGTGGGGTTGTAGATGCCTAGATATAGAGGAATTAGTAGTAAGGTTATCGTAAGAGGTTAAAATAATGAGTTTAGAATTTATAGTAGGGTCATCAATTGTTGGAGGAATATCTGCACTCTTGGCGATACTAGGTTTTATTTATTATAAGTATAAAGATAACGAAGACGTTAAGAATATAGTTGATTTCGCCATAACTTTTATAGTCGGCACAGTGTTTTTAGTATTTTTCATACTGTTTCTCTACAGTGTAGTTATCCCTTTCGTAGGCGCAACGGCCATAGAATGGTGGAACGTAATTGTGAGTTGGTTTTAAACTTAAAGGGTATTGGTTATGACACCGTTAAACATGTTATTAGTTAGTAATTTTATTTTCACTCTTCACAAACTGGATCGTTTTGAAAGAAAGTCTTTAAATGTTTGTACTTTATATAGTCGCACAGTTGAAGACTATACTCCATTGTTATGCGGTTGTTCTAAGCAACTTGGTGTACGTAAAAAGTCCAAGAGACTATTTAAGATTTGTCAGTTATTGAAAAAAGAAAGAGGTGAGTATGACTTGTGAAATGAAAAAAGAACGCGACGAGCTTGCAAAAGCATTGCTGCAATCGCACGAACAATACTATGGTGGTGATGATTACGAGAGAGCAATCCAACTCGCCAAGAGGATAAAGGGGGGAGAGTGATGAGTGACATAACATACTTAGATAAAATACATAAAGATTTAGAACGTATTTCCCATCAACGTAAGAATGTTACTAGCGATGGTTTAACCGTTTACGAAAGAGAAAATCTTGAACTCTTGGCGTTCATGGCAAAACGGTTAATTAATATAGAAATAAGAATTGACGAGTTAAACGAAACAGTTTGGAAAAATACGGAACATTAATGAACGATAAAATATTTAAACCCGGTGTTTATTTAAAACCTAATGGTGACTTAGTTGCAATCTTTACTGAATTGAGTGACGACGGTGTTTACTGGAAAGTGATGGACGGTAGAAAGTGTACCAACAAAGTGTTAAATTCTTTTTACAAAATGCAAGGTTTACCTAGACCTTATATGGAATGGACTTCCAATTCACCTCGATTAGGGTGGGGTGGAACTGAGTTCTTATTAAAGTGCGAATACTTAGGTGAGCTTTAATTGTTCGCCTTCGCTTTTTTCAATCTGTCCCGCAACTCTTTGGGCATGGGCCATTTTCCCCACATTTTATAGGACTCATCGATCCAATCGTTGATGAAACGAAGAGTGTATTCTAAGTAATCCAAACGTTTTTTCATGTCGCGTATTTCTTTTTCAGTCACCCTTCACTCTCCAATAATCTTTTCTTTTTCAAGTAAACCGATCCGTTGAATTTTGTTTCAACTTTAAACTTTGGTTTAGTCGGTCGCCTGTTAAGTCTATTTTTATCTCTAACAGTATTACAAAACTCTTTTTCACCGTCAGATAATTTAATGTTTTTCAACGCTTCTTTAGTGGTGTTTTTCATTCTATCCTCGCTCGTTCAACAGTTAACTTAGCTTCTACCAATACTCTCGCTCTATTCAAGCAATCTTGGTAATCCATTATCTTTTTATTTCTTCGCCACATGACAGATGCTAAACAACCAACGCAAGTTATCTTCTCTTGATCCAGAGTTGATTCAAACCCCCACAAAGCTTTCGAGTTGCAAAAGTTCTGTTCATGGTGAACTATTGTTTCATCGTATTTACGTTTAACGGTCTTGTGGTATTTACTGTTCATTATGTTCCAGCTTGCATTTAGGACAGATCATTCCTCTACTTCTCGCCCATATATAACAGCAATCATCGTTATCGCATTGAGCGTAAAGCGTGGGGAATTGCTCTATTTTATTTTCCATTTTTCGCGCCCACTGTATTTTATTTCTACAAACGTTACAGTAACTTCTAGGTGTTCCTTTCCAACTAGACATTGAAAAACGACTAAAAGGTAAAACCTCTTTACAACCGTTACACTCTTTTATCTTTCGTTCGTGACAAGTGAACGAAGCTACACCTTTAGGCATTTTTCACCTCTTTACCGTCCATATCCGTTATCATATAAACTTTTCCACCTGCCTCAATGTCAGGGTTAAGTATCGTTTTAACCATCTCGCCCATGTGTCCTTCATAACAAAGAAGTGCTAGAGCTTGATTCGTTCTCTCTTTGCTTATCTTATCTGCTTGAGCGTTGAAGTGTGCTGTGATTATTTCTTTATTTGGGTATCGTCCAGCGTTTCGTTGAGTTTTAATATAACCAAAAACTCTTTCAGTATCGCTCGCTTTGTCTAACTCTTCTTTAATCTTCTCAGCAACGACAGTTACTTTAGAAAATAAGAAACCTTCTCTAACAATTAAAAACGGTTCATTAAAAAGCGGACTACCATCTGAAAACTTATTCACGTTGCACATCATTGCTGATTGGTTCTCAGTCAAGTCGTTTCCGGTTAACTGTTTGTACTCTTCATGATCGACAAGACGAAGGACGCGACTCACTCTTGAATGAGAAGGTAACGCTGTTCCACCACGACCTGCAAATTGAGTCATGTCCTTGGTAGATGAAGAAGCTTTACCCATGTGATTAATCATCTCAACACACGCATTACTTTTAACAACTAAACGTCCCATAAATTTCGCGACGATTTTAGACATGTCGTTAAGTGCGCTTTCACTTCCCCAAAACGAAGCAATTGGATCAAATACAATCATATCGGGTTTTAAATCTTCGATTGCTTCACATACTTTACTATACGCCTCGGTGTTTAACGTTATAAAACCATTACGAGCTTTATCGATTAAACAAAGGTCTTCATCTTTTTTAATTAGAATATTGTTTTTTATTTTTGCTACTTTCTCACGATCTTTATGAATGTCCATTTGTTTTAAAATAGAACCTATCATCGCCGCTAATTTTTCAGCGGTGTCTTCACCTGTGACAAATAGAGTACGACCACCACCTTCTAACAAACACTCATGGCCAAGGAAAGGTTCACCTAGAGCAAGACATACTGCCTCGTAAAGTTTCAATGTTGTTTTACCTGTACCACCATCGGCGGTTGTTAAGTGAATATCTTGAGTTGACCAATCTTTAAAAATCTGTGGTCTTTTTAATTTGGAGAAATTCATTAAATCGTATGTTGTAAAAAACGATGGTGTCCAACGTTCTGGTGGCGTTGCTTCAAAAGTCGGAACAAGTAGTTCAGGTTGTCGATTACCGAAGGGACTTATAACAGGGTTTGAGGCACCACCTTTAAGTCCTGATTCAATTGTTGCCCTTGCTTCTTGATCTGGTTTACCGCGCTCTTTAGCAGCGTTAAATAACTCGTTATAAGCATGTTCACGATCAACGCTTCCGCTCGTTACTAATTGGCCTATTTTATATGCTTCAGTGTTGAGAACGTTGTTAGATTCTCCTTCGGGAGCGTTGCGTATATTTTCACACGATTCATCTAATTTTTGCTTGACAATTTCCGGGTCGATTTTAACCACATCTTCTAGATTGACAGCTTCTTTTTCAACCGCTAGGGCGTGGGATTTAAACCAATCAGGAGCTTCACAAATTGGAGTGTTATCAACGCCATAAAAAATTACATACCCATCTGCCCCACGAATATCTAAACCTTGATCGAAACCAGCGCGGTTCCCATATCGTTTTCCATCTTTAGGATATTTGAAAAAATAATGAACACCACCTGAACGAGTTCGTTGACTCATTGTAATTGGGATATTGTATTTTTTAATTGTTTCAAGACCGCCACTTTTAACATCAACGTCGAGAACGAGCAGGTCGTTATCAGGGCCAGTCGGGAGTCCGTAGAATTTTAGTTGAGGGTATTGAGTTGACCAAGAATTAATAACGCCTTGGTCGCTTGAACAATCTTCGCGCCATTTAAAACCCTTGACTGGTACTTTACGTCCATCGGGCGTGAGAGTAGCTGGAAAGAACTTCCAAATGCTCAAAGTGTTTTATCCTGGTTTAATTTCATATTGTTTTTAAGCCTCATTAAAAGTCTCTTAGAAACCTAGTGGAAAAGTGGAGACTTAATTCACTCTTTCAATTGACGGATCAGGAAAATCTATCCACTAGGTAGAAGTTTATTTTGGTAGAATATTACCGAAACTGTCAACAGAATTAATAAATCCTGCGTAGCCTCCATTCATAACCACCCAATTAATGAAGTTAAGTTGCGCTCTTTCTCGTTTGTCAAATTTTTTATCAGGGTTCCAAGCTTCTTTTTTACATTCAGCAGCGGTGAAAACCGCTAAGGTTTTACCAACCATGTCAGGGGTAATAAGTATACGAGTGAAACCGATAAGGTCGCTAGAAGCTGAGTTTTCTTGGTGTTGTTTAGAAATGTTTCCAAGACCGTAACGGACCATACGACCTGTTTCGTCTTTGAAGGCCCCGCAATTATTTCTCATTAAAAAACAATCTTTGGAACGAGCGTAAAGTTGCGCTTCCTGCTGTACTGTTGATTCATCTTTCATACATGTAGACTCGGATTAAGTTCTTTAGCAAATTCTTTTTCTAAAGCTTGCGAATGTTGTTTTTGAAGGTCTTCTCTAATCTTTTTTAATTTTTCGTTAATCTGTTTTTCTGGTACTGACGGTGAAGGTATCTTCGGTAGCTTTGGTAGACAGTCACCATCATAGAGTGATCTACCAGGGACTTTGACACCTTCTTCTTCCTCAATCAACATCTCAATGTAATGTTTCGCTTTCTTTAAATCTTCAACACCGTTTTTAAGTTTGTAACGACAGATGTATTTGATCGCATTACCTTCACAAAAGCCAAGGTTGTTGGCGATGATAAACTCCGCTGGTTGAAATTTAAAATTCTTGTAGTGGTTTCCACCTACTTGTTTGTCTAACGCTTTGGTCATTTTAAGTCTCCTTATTTGATTATGAATAAAAATATTATTACTGCTACAATAATTGCTTCAAGTGTTATTTGATCTACCATGGTGTGTATCCGTGCAACGTTAAAAAAGCATTGTAGTAAGCTTCGCAACCTTTAATGTTTTTCCATTTTTCTTTCATAACATCTCGTTGTTTTCTAACTTCACTATTAACTTTTCCATGTCAACTTTCTTTTCACCCAACGCTTCGGTTATCGTCATACCAAAACAAATATAAAACTTTTTATGTATTGATCTATCGCTATAACCGTAATGAGTTTTAAGGACACCAGCAGCTTTAGCGATTGCTTCACCTAACTTGCCTTGAGTTTCTATTCTGTCGTTTTGATTTTTCATGGCCCGTAACGCTGCCCCCGCACCCGCCGCATGTCCTACCCTTTCTGCCATGTGAGCGGGACTTTCAAGTACAGCACCTTCCTCAATTTCCCTCAATGTTTCAGGGTCGATTAAAAACAAATCACCATCTACTTGTTCTGGTAACACTCTCTCACTTGGACCATTGGTGCGTGAAGATTTTAGTGCTTCTGTTCCACACCAGGGACACTCGGTTAACGCTCTATCATAAGGTGAGTTGCACATAACGTCTGAACAGATACGAAGGAAGTTTATTTTCTGCCCGGTCTTTTTAATTCTATCAAGGGTCCATTCTCTTTTTTTGCAAGGTAGACCGTGACCGTTCGGACCTGCTATATTACCTACGTGATCAATGATTATAAGGTGATCTTTACCTTCAGCTACTCTTAACCCGCGTCCCTGCATTTGGAGAACCTTACCCAAACTCTTAGTAGGTCTACACATTGAAACGCACTCAATACCGGGAACGTCCAGGCCTTCGTCAAAGAGGTCAACATTGATTAAAACTTTTATTTTTTTCTCTTCAAACTTTAATATCCCTTCTAATCTTTCCCTGTCGTTAGTAGTACCGTTTAACTCTTTAGCGGGTATGCCAGCTTCTATAAATTTAGCTTGCATGTCTTTAGCTGTCTCAATGTCGGTAGTAAAAACTATTGTCTGCTTACCCTTGGCAAATTTTAAATAATTTTCAACAACGTCACCGACAATTTGCGATTTCTTTGAAGCTTGTTTCATTGCTTGTTTTGAGAAGTCTGATTTGTCTGAAGCTTCTTTTAAAAAGTTTTTATAATCGGATCGAGGTATGACGATTTTATATTTACTAAGATAACCATTGTCGATAAACCATCTTATAGGCGGTCCTTCAACCATTGTATCGAATACACCATCTGCATGTGAACCTAAACCTTTACGATCAAGTCTTTCAGGTGTTGCAGTTACACCAAGTCCTCTAGCGTTTTCAAAATACGCAGCGGCTTTACCCCATTTGTTTTCTTTTAAAACGTGAGCGGCTTCATCAATGAACCATTGGTTAACACCTTTCGCCCAATTCTTATATAAATCGTAACGAGCTATTAAGGTGTCAACAGATATTACAGTCACCAAGGAATCAGGATCGTAAAATTGCCTACCGTAAAGTCTACGTTGAGCGGCGATAATACCTCTAACATCTTTTCTTGAAGCTATAATATTATGTTTTATATCGAACTTAGCTAGAGTTAATGAGATTTGTTGAACGAGTTCTTTACGATGAACAATCATAGCTGTTGAAATGTTTTGCTCTAAACACTCTTTAACGATTGCGCACATGAGGATAGTTTTACCAGACCCCGTTGCGCTACGTGCCATAACATTTTTATAACCAGCGTCCCAGGCATTATAAATATCTGTTTTCAGATTCTCTTGGTAAGGTCTAAGGTTGATCATATTGATCACTATGAAATATTTTCTTGACGATTGGCAAGCGTTTATTTATTTATTTAATACTGAGATTTTTTCTAAAGGAGACTGAAAATGAGTGTACATACTATTACACTAAAGGCCGACACATTACCCGCGTTAGCACGTAAAGTATCGAGTCTTAAAAACGAACTCGATGGGTTTCTAGGTGAGGCACCTGCTCCCGCTTTAACAACGCCTCAAGGTGAAGATGTTTTTGAAAACCCTAAAGCAGATGAAATTAAATTAGAATTGGATACAACACCAGCGGGACAATTCAAAGCTCCTGAAACTGTAGAAAGTTCAACAACAGAAGAAGTAGATGCTGAAGGTTTACCGTGGGATAAAAGGATTCACGCAAGTTCTAAAACTCAAACTACTAAAGGTGTTTGGAAGAAAAGAAAAGGTGTTGATAAAGATTTATTTAATCAAGTCAAAGCTGAGTTGTTGAATGGTAATGTAGTAAATGGAACAACTGAACCTGTACCAACAACCGCCGCACCACCATCACCTTCAATGCCTGTGGCGAACGCTCATACACTTGATACATTCACGAATCAATTTCCCATGGTCGTTGCACAGTTAATCAGCGCGAACAAACTTCAACAATCTTATATCAACGAACTTAAAACGTATTTTAAAGTTGAAGAGATTTGGTCAATCACTAATGAGAGTAAACAAGTTCTTTTTGATGATTGGACGACTAGAGGGATTATCACTAAGGTTCAATAATGAAAATATCATGTTCAAAACTAGCACGACCAATGGTGTGCGCTGGTTTCATGCACTTGCAATTTCCTGAAGTCGATACGGATACTGTATTCAACAAAGAAGGAACAGCAGCGGGTGAATATTTTGAAAAGAAGTTACTTGGTGAAGAGATACCTGTTATCGCCAACAATGGAGTTCACATCGATGACGACATGAAGTTTTACATCGATCCAATTGTACAAGATGTTATGTCGAGAAACGCTGTAGATTCAGCAATTCTCTGTGAAGTGAAGATCAATTGGCAAACTCAAGTTGGTGTTTGGATTAAGGGAAGACCAGATGTTTCTTTCGTTGATCATGAAGGTACTCTTTGTGTTGAAGATTTGAAATATGGTTTTGGTATTGTTGAAGTTGAAGAGAATTGGCAGCTTATCGGTTATGCTATTGGGGAAGTCATAAGACGAGGGCGAGCGTTCGATAAAATTTCATTGACGATACATCAACCAAGGGCGCATCATGAAGACGGTTCAAGTCGTACATGGGTGATTACTTATCAACAATTGTGTGATTACAAAAAACAAATTGAAGATAGAATGAATGAGATTGTTAACGGTAATAAAGAGTTAACAACCTCTAAACATTGTAAGTATTGCCCCGGTGCTGCTGAAGCTTGCCCCGCTTTTAATCGTTTGTTTCATCGTGCTTTAGAAGTTTCAACTGACTTCCATCAAGACTCGATTAACAACGATGAATTGTCGAAACAACTTGATCACATTAAACGTGCTGAAGAAGTTTTAAAAATTAAACAAGACTCCTTGGTTGAATTAGCAACAATGAGAATCAAGCAAGGCGGTATCATTCCTGGTTATGTTCAAACGCAAAGGTTTAGTAATCGGAAATGGAAAAGTGGTGTTACTCCTGAAGCTATTAAGTTAATGACAGGAAAGGACATTACAGAAAGAACTATTATGACACCAGGGAAGGCGCAAAAGGCTGGCGTACATAAAGATTTAATTAATCAACTAGCAGAGAAACATTTCATCGGTGTTAAGCTAGAGAAGAAAAGCGCAAAAGAATTAGCAGATAATGTTTTCGGAAAAGAAGAACCAAAAATGGAGGTAGTAAATGTCTGAAGGAAACGGAACAAATCTATTAACTCAAGGTAGAATCGTTTGGGTTGGTGGATCACTATTTGAAGGCAAACAAAAAAAGAATTTTCAAACGAATCAACCAGAGTTTAACGCTGACGGTACACCAGTTGTTGAATACGGTTTTGGGTTGGCAATCCCTAAACTTGATCCGGCAACGAATCAAAACACTCAACAGTACACAACCGCTTATCAAACTCTTTATAACGAGGCAATGACACTTTTTAACGGTGCTACTCAACTTCCTAACGGTTTCCCTCTTAAAATTAAAGATGGTGACGTTGATGTAGATAGGAACGGTAATCCCTTGGCCAACAAAGAAGGTTACAAGAACCATATTGTTATTGCTTGTACAACTCGTATCCCGCCAAAGTTTTACGTTTGGCAAAACGGCGAGAACGTTTTAACGAACCAAGGAATTAAGTGTGGTGACTACGTTAATGTTCAACTTAACGTGAAAGCTCATCCTGCTAAAGGGCAAGGTAAAGCAGGTCTTTACGTTAACCCTGTATTCGTTCAACTTGTTGCCGCTGGTAAAGCGATTATTAATGCTCCTTCAGGTGATGAAGTTTTCGGTAATACAGCACCGTCTTACGCTGGGCAGATGGAAGTTGATACAGGTGTACAAGCTCCTGGTGCAGCAGCATTACCACCACAAGGTCTTCCACAACAGGGACTACCGCAACAAGGTCAAGCACCTGCACAAGGTTTCCCCGCTGCTGACCCGAACTATAACGTATTGCCAGGTCACATCATGAACCCACAACAAGGTCAAGCACCTGCACAAGGTCTTCCACAAACTAATAATCAATTACCACAACAGGGATTACCAGGGACACACACACCCACTCCTGGTGCGCAAATGCCAGCAGTTGATCCAAACCTCCAACAAGCGAATGTGATTGGCGGTCCTCAACTGGGCGCACCGGGAGCCTTACCTCAACACGGTATGCCTACACCTTAGTTAATACTCTAGGCGCAGAGTTTTAATATCGCCTCTCCCTCACTCCTTGAAAGAGTAATGTAGCAGTTATTGAGGGAGGGGCATTTTTAAAGAAGTGGTGATGGAACGACAATATTATACTTATGACTTAGAAACCTTTCCTAACATTTTTACGTTTTGTGGGAAGTTTACAAATTCAACAGACGTACAATTGTATGAGATTTCAGATAGAGTTAATCAAAAGACAGAGCTTTTTAATTTCCTTGGTTACTTAAAAAATCTCAACATTGAAATGGTTGGTTATAATAATGTTGGTTTCGATTACAATATTCTTCACGATTTTTTAGTTAATTCGCACCCTTTCACATTTCAAAGAGCTAGTGAAATCGCTAATAGAATTATTAAGTCTCAGAGTTATGGAGCGAGAGTTAAGAACATAGGTGTCTACAATCGTATTATACCGCAAATTGATATTATGAAAGTTTGTCACTTTGATAACAAGATGAAAGCAACATCGTTAAAAGCGTTACAGTTTGCCATGCGATCCGATTCGTTACAAGACTTACCGTATGATATAAGATCACTCAATGACCAAGAGAAAGATCATCTTCGTGAATACAACGTTCACGATGTTATAGAGACTGAAAAGTTTTTCTTGTATAACAAACATCACATCGATCTTAGAAGAGAGTACGTGGACGATGGTATTTTAAAAGGTGATGTTTTAAATTATTCAGACGTAAAAATTGGTACGTCTTATCTTATTAATAGAATCGGTAAAGACAAGTGTTACGCTGGTGGAAAACCTAGACAGTCGATCAGAACTGTCGTTGAGTTGAAAGATATTATTTTACCGAAGATTTATTTTAGAACTGAAATATTTGAAAAAGTTTTGACATGGTTTAAAAGACAAGTTGTATATTTTGGTTCAAGCGAGAAACCTGCTATAGAACATAGCTTGTCTGGTTTACGTTTTCATTTTGGTATAGGTGGTGTACATGCTTCAGCAGAAAATAAAATATTTTATACAGATGAAACCCATCAAATCATTGATATTGACGTTGCTGCAATGTATCCGAGTGTCGCTATTGCTAATGGTTTCGGTCCTGAACATCTTGGTGAGTCTTTTACAATGGCCTATGCGCAAGTTAAGAAGGATAGAGGTCAATATGCAAAGGGAACAAGTCGTAACAAAGCTTTAAAGCTCGCAGGTAACGGTGCGTATGGTAACTTCAATAACACCTATTCACCGCTCTATGATCCAAAGACTATGTTGCAGATTACTTGTAATGGTCAACTTCAGATTCTTCAATTGGTAGAAATGATGGACTTGTTACCTGACTGTGAGTTGATCCAAGGGAATACTGACGGTATCACAATACGTATCAATAAAGAGTATATTTGGTTATTTGAGATATGGTGTAAAGAGTGGGAGAACATGACAGGTCTTGAATTAGAACGTGTCGATTACTCTCGTATGTGGATTCGTGACGTTAACAATTACATGGCCGAGACAATGGACGGTAAGCTAAAACGTAAAGGAGCTTATCAGTACCCAACATGTATTGAAGACTACGATGGTTTTTGGAACAAAGATTATTCAAATTTAGCAAGTAAGAAAGCTGTTGAGAAAGTTCATACCGAGTCTTGGCCGGTAGAAGTTGCAATAAGGCTTATCACCGATCCGTTTGATTTCATGTTACGTTACAAAACGCCTGGTGGCAGTAAATTATTTATAGGCGATGAACAACAACAAAAGACCTGTAGATATTATGTATCGATAGCGGGACAACCTATGAAAAAGATTTCACCCCCTAAAGGTGAAGAAGGTCAATACAAAAGAAAGAATAAATTAAAAGATGAATATTTCAATGAGGTAATGAAGGAAATTGGTAAAGATGTTTGGGATGCTCGCGTTCATACAGGGAACAAGAGTAAGTACACTACAAGAGAAACATCTATTCAATCTGGTCGTAAAGTAAAACAGTGTAATGTAGCTTCTGATTTTGATTGGAATGATGTTGACTGGGATTACTACACTGAAGAAACCAAGAAACTTATTATCGGGAGCAATTAATGAACAATTTTAGTGAGAGAGAATGGAAGATTATTAAAGCTATCGGTAAGAAACGAATGAGCTTGCGACAGATAAGTAAAGTAGTATTTACCAAAGAAGATGACAAACCTTTCGATGATACTATCAGTATTGGAAATAGTGTTAGGCGTATTATAGATAAGTGCAAGCATTACAACTTAGCGTGGACTTTAAAGAAAGAGACAGTTAACGGTAAGGTTATTGTTAACAAGGTTAAACTGTAACGTACTCACTGTATTGAATAAGGAAAGTCATTTCGTATAAGTACCAACAATACCAACAATCAATCATAAACGCCTCATTGTAATAGTGAGGCCCAATCTTCCCTATACTTGTTCCACTTTGAATCACCGAAAGGTAATAGTGTAATTTTCTTAATGGTGAGAAGTTCCTCAACAGGTATAAAAAACCAGATTAAATGTTTAGCAATAAATATAATTATTATGTCACAATCGTCTTTAGTGTACGATTTCTTAACTGATTTACCTTTACATACATTTGTTCCAAATCGTGGACCGTTTAGGAAACATGACTTGATTTGAAGCTTCAACATCTTCTTACCGTTGTCAACAATGTAATCGTAAACGCTATAGGATGATTGAGGTTTAGATATTAGTAGTCCTTTCTTAGTAGCTTCAAGCAAGAATTGAATCTCAGCTATATTTCCGTTTATATAGGACATATCTAATTATACGCACTTGAAAGATTACTTAACAAACAAGTAAACCACTCTACTATATACCTGACTTAAACTCCCTATAGAACCGACACATCTCACCTTGGTATCATTAAGGTACGGAGGAATTACGATGTCCTACAATATCCCCAGACAGGTCAAACTCGGTGGCCAAACTATCAAAGTAAAAATAGTCCAGAATATCCCTAAAGAAGGTTGTACAGGCCTTTACAGGTGTTACTCCAATGAAATATTTGTACAAACGCAAGTCAATGGTAATGAGATAGCTGTTGAACAGGTCGAGCAAACGTTTTGGCATGAATATGCCCACGCTTTGTTAGATCACGCTCGGCAAGAAGAACTATGTGATAATGAACCTTTTATCGATTTAATCGGTGAACTTCTCTATATGTCGATAGGGAAGTCTGTGAAATGGAGATAGGATACACCATTAATCGTTGCGGTAGAAAAAGGCTTTTACAGTTTTTTAAAAAAGTCAAAAATAGATGGGTTAAAATTGGTGAGTACAAAACTTATCCTTACGATGTTAAGGGTTATCTCTCGACACTGAGGGAGGGTTCTTCACTTGTTTTGCTAGGTGAGGTTTGTGAAAAAACTTCAGATAGACTGGGATTAAAAACGTCAACAACGCCAAAATAGAATTTACTTTAAAGCGGTGCTTAGTATTCTTTTTAACATCGCTTTTAATTTCAGGTAAGTTATTACTAATCCCTTCAACCTTTGTTTTAATCGTCGCTATATCAGCTACAATTTGTCGTGTCTCTTCAGGTGTGAAGCTCATTAGAAACTAATCCCTATTCCTACAAATGGTTCGAACTTATTAATCTTAGCACCAATTACGCCATGAATATTCAAAAAAAACTCATGTTGATACATAATTCCAAAGTTTCTATTTACTTCCCTGAAATCACGTAACGACTCTGGTGCGAATTTTAACAGAGTGATTCGATTACGAGCGCGGTTCTCAACTAATTTACTCTCTCGTTTCTCGCTACTTAAATCTTTTGATTTCGTTTTGTACTTTTTAGTTTGATCTTTATTGACGATTCGAGTTTTAGTTCTGGTAATCTTTGTCCCATCTTTCTTCTCGATCACTTCAGTTGTTATCTCTTTCGTTTCGTCTTTTTTAATTGCTTCTTTTAGGTCTTCACGTTCTACAAGTTTAACAACTTCAACTTTCTCGATCTTTACTTTTTCAGGTGTAGAAAATCGGCCAGCTAGAAAAGCAACTGTTAAACCTATACCAATGTAAATACCTAAAGTAGCTTTATTTGTCATTAGCACCCTTCTTTTGATAAGCGTTCGCAGCACCTAACCCGATACAGATGGTAGATAACGGAACGCCTACGTCAGTACCCTTGGTATAACCAAGGAACACTAAACCTATTATACCTAGAATACACGCCGAGTACCTTCTGTCTTGCCATAAATGTTTCATACTTCCACCAATTCTACATGAGGTAAATCATTAAATTTTTGATCATCTAAATCGTCGTCCATATCCCAGTCACCACCGAAACGAAGTTTATGTTCTATCAAACCTTCAGCGTAAAGCATCTCCGCTGTAGCAATTAAAATACCACCAAGGTAATAGAACCTTTTGTAGTTACTCCAATCAGCTTGCGCAAATGGGTAAGGTAGAACGTCAGCCGCTTCTGATGGTTTCTTATTGTGTTTACTTAAAGGCCATTTAAGTTTTGACTTACCTGCATGAAAGTATTCATTTTGAGTATCTTTATCTCTATGACCTTCGAGTATTGAAAAATCAACGTGCTTGATTGCCGTTAGTAAAATTAACTGGAGGTCTTCGTGAAGCTCCTCCAGTCTACGTTGTGATCTTGAACCGAAACTTGGCATTGTCGTTAACCTTTAAAGAGGGGCTTTACACCCCTCGTTTATTTTTTATGTATATAGGTCTTATGAAGCTCTAGCTTTGTGGCCCTAGACTCTAGCTCTACTATAGTGTTACCCGCCCAAGCGAGTAACCCTGTTAGCATTGTAGTTAAGATACCAAAAGCTATTGTCTTCATAATTAGTCCTATGTATATGCGGCTGAACTAAATGTAGTACCACCGAATCTAAACTTATGTTTCTTATCGGTACTGTTAATCCAAGATTCTCCGTTGGTGGGAGATACAGGGTCAGAAGAAATAACACCAAGGAAACCGTTACCATCGCTTACTGTTTTAGTACCGGGGTTACTTGCGTATACCCAAAAGTTTGTACTTGTACTGTTAGATGAGTCACCTGTATCACTATGATAAACTAGGTAGTCTCCTGCATCTGCAAAACCGACCATGTTACCTGCTGAAACACCATTAGCACCCCTATCAACACCTCTCCATTTAAGTACATCACCACTAGTGTAAAGCTCAGGTCCGGCAAATTGACCTACTGCTTGGTTAGACCCTTCATAACTTGTACCAGTACTAAACCTACAAGCACTATCGAATGTGAATCTAGTGTAGGAGCCTGTTTCAGACTTTGTAACTAATCCACCCGCGGTATCTACGATCTGATTCTGTAACAAGTATCGGCTTGAGTTATAACCATCATTATCACTAAACATCATTAAGTGAGTTGTTCTAGCGGTATCGCTAACAGGATAAGCGTTGACATGAAAACTTGTTCTTAAATTATCATCAGGGTTAGCACTCATATTTACAATTATGTAATCACCTACTGCTGCCCTTCCTGCTAATTGAGTACATCCGTTAGGTTGACCGTCTTGCGCTCTAGCTATTTCAACATCGGAAGAGTTCTTCCATATAAGCGCGACGGTTGTACTAGTTACCACTTGTGTTGAAGCCATAACCTCAAAGTCACAAATTTGTGTGAATTCGTAACGAGTGTGATCTGTCGCTGAATCACTAACTTTAAGAGAACCTGAATCTTGAACCAATGTTTTAAATAGAACGTCACCGCCACCGTTTCTTGAAGTGAACCCATTGTAACCTATGGATTCAACATTAGAATCTAATGCGGTATCTAAAGCTTTCAGAGAGAAGTTAACATCTGTGGCACTATCAGCAGGACTTACTAAGGAAACTGCAACTAAATAATCACCTACATCAGCTTGACCCACTAAGGCCTTACAAGTTTTATCGCCTGTGCTGTTTACACTGTCAGAAGAACTAGAAATTAAACTATCACTTGAGTTATACCATTCAATGAACTGTGAGTTGTCTGCACCAGTAGTTGAGAAAGAACAATGGAAAGATGCAGCTTCAACAAAAGTAAATCGAGAATGATCTCCACCCGGTTCAGTGTAAGTAAATAAAGTCGGAGAATTATTATCCTCAACTGTTTTAAGTAAACATTGATTACTTCCGTTTTTAGAAACAAAACCTGATTGCCTATAGTAATCTTCTACTACGTTAACTACAGTAGTTCCACCACCACTAGGGATTATATAATCAGAAGCTTGACGGATGGCACTCAATGTAAAGTCTTGATCGAATTGCGCACTATCAGCAGTTGTTTCACAAGTACAGCCGGAAGTAGTTATGTTGTAGATGAATAAACCTTCATCGCCATTGGTAGCTGTTTGCTCTATGGCACCAGTAAGTGAAGGTATGGCAGTAAAGAAACCAGGAGTAAAAGTTACGTCAGTTACACCTAAGCCTGTTCTACTGACACTTTGTATGAACGTGCGACCTTGAGAGGTTATAGTAGACGTTCCATTGTTTTGAATCTTGGCAGCAAAACAACTCTCTTCATTGGTTAGGTTTCCCTGTAAGTCCGCGCCTTGTCTGGCCACATGAATGGTTATAGGTACATCGTGTGCAATACTGTCTGCTGTAGTTCTATACGTTAAACCCGCCGCCGTTACAGATTGAAAGAATACACCTTCATCACCTTGCAATGCCAAGTTATTAATTGACCCGTAAACCGCAGGTACTTGACCAAAGAAAGAAGTATTAAATACAACATCTACTGTACCTGTAGCGGTCCTAGTAACAGACTGTATAAACGACTGAGACTGAGAGGTGACACTAGCTGTTGCTCCGTTGTTATCAATAACGGCACCGTAGAAGTTAGTGTTAGAAGCTGAAGTATCATAATCAGTCCCTTGTCTCATACACTCAAAAGAGAAGTCTTGGTCAAAGGCGGCACTATCAGCAGTTGTATTCAGAGTGAAACCCGAAGTAGTTATAGCTGATATAAAGCAACCTTCGTCACCATTCGAATCTTGCTCGTTAATAGTAGCGTGAACTGTAGGTATTTGAGAAAAAAAGCCTGGAGTGAAAACTACATCCACCACACCCAAAGCAGTTCTGTTTACTGATTGAACAAATGTTTGCGATTGAGTTGTTATAGCGGCTGTACCGTTATTTGTGACTACGGCCGAGTACAAGTTAAAATGCTCTGCCAGGTTTATACTACCGCCGCCGCCAGGGATATTAATTTGAACTACCCCAGGAGAAGATTGAACCGCCGTAGCACCACCACCTGTTACATTAATTTCTGTAACCGCAGCATCAACAGTGACACCTTCATCTTTAATCTCTAAAGCAGAACCGCCACCACCGCCGCCTACTTGCGCTTCGGTTCCGGCACTGTCGAGTTTATAAAGATTCCCATCACTCTTGAAATATAGTTTAAATCTTCCCGCTGCTGGATTGGCAGGAGTCGTCTGTTGAACCATTTCCAGTAGATCGTAAACCCCGCCGTTAATGGTTTTATTCGTTAACGTTTGAGTGTGTGAAACAGTTGTTACTTCAGCTTCAGAACCTTGTTCACCTGCTTGCCATTTTGAAGCAAGAGCGGTGTTGTGTTCAATAACTACATCTGTAGCATCACTCATCTCTACAGTGATACCAGCATCTACACCACTCGCAGCGTTTCCTCCCTTATTGAGAGTCACATTGGAATCTGTCACATCCAAGGTTGTAGAATTAACTGTAGTAGTGGTTCCATCGACCTGAAGATCACCTGAGATTGTAACTTTACCTGCGTTGTCGATTGATAATCTTGCGACTAGTGCAGTTGCTCCGTTTGCTACAGTTTGAATCTCATAAGTACCACCATGTTGAGTATCGGTACTGTTCTCAGCAGCTACGGACTTGACTCTAGCAACGACTACTTCAGCACCGTTTTGATCAGTACCAAGGAAATCAACGTTACCTAGCTCATCACTTGTTTGAGTCTGTCCACTTCCAGCAATACGACTTTTCTTTAACGCAACTTTCGGTGCTGTTGTAGAGTCTTCAGTGTTTTGAATTTTAGCGTTAGTGTTACTTGAAGCTCCGTTAACATGAAGTCTCTCGCCAGGTGTAGAAGTACCTAGGCCAACTTTACCATCGCCCTTCACTCTAATAATCTCAGACATTGTAGCACCACCGTCAGGAGTACCTTCAATTGTCATGTCTGAACCATGCGCTCCGACTGTAGCGTTATCGGTAGCTACGACTCGAACTCGCATCGATAACTCTTCACCAGCAGCATCGTTAGTCGCTGTGAACTCAATGTCACCAATCGAATCACCGTCTTGAGTTTGATCGCCAGTTGTACGAGCTTTTAAAAACTTTAATACTGGCCCTAAAGCATCGTCGGAAATTTTAGTAATAGTTGATTGTTCACCAGATGATGAAATAGTAACTGCACCAGTTGTGGTGTTAAGTTGAAATATTTCTCTATCGGTTGTACCGTCAAACATTTTGTAAGACCAGATCGGATCGTTTTGTTGGTCGATCCAATAACCACCAGTACCTAAATTAGTAGGTCTTGACCCACCATTGGTACAAAATCCTGCACGTACAGCATCTTTAAAATCATTTAGAATTGTCGCTAATTGTGTACCCGACGTTGTTGCCGGGTTAATGTCTGAAAAGATTGATCCGCTTGCCATGTATATAACTCCGTTTAATTAAATTGTAGCGCCTGATTTAAACCCAAATCCCTTGGCCAATACGTCAAACTGTCTCACAACTTTAACATCATTTTTGTCGAAGAAATCAATATCAAAGTCGTCTAACGTTTTGTTACTAATTACATAGTAATCACCCTGACTTGCATTGTCTTGTGTTATCTGAATTGCAGGTGTTGTGCCTGGTCCCTTAAAGCCTGGTGAGTACGTTACAGTAGTAGAACCTGGAATGACCGATGTTAAGTTCTCGAAACTTACGTCCCTATCGGGCATGTCAGATCGAATAACAGCGTCAAAGACACGCGGCGTAACCACTGGATTGTTACTGATTAATCTGACACGAAACTGGAAGATGCGGCCTGTGAAATCTCCGATAGTGAAAGGTATCCATGCTGTAAAATCATCAGGGTCGCCTTCACTTATCGGATCGATTATATCAAGTGAAGTCCAGTTCGCCATTGCAAAAGGCGTGTCTCTAGCTCGATATTCTGTTACAACGTCCCAGTCCGCGACAGTTGTGGTAGCAAGTTGAGCTACCGTATCGAGTGTCACCCAATTAACCATTAAGTCAGCATCACTAAAACCTTCAGCAGTTACCAAGGACTGAAGACGAACGGTGAAAATATCACCTAAGTCTAAAAAGTCTTCGTAAAAATAGAACCCTTCAGGTTCGTAAATAGTTGGTGCAGTTTCAGCAAGTAATAAAGTTCCACCGAAGTCAACAGTTCGATCTAAACTTCCAGGTAGTGTTGGAAAGTCGTCTGTCTCTTCGATAACGTTAAGGTCGAAAAGTTCTGGAATAGATGTAATGGCTATCGCTTCGTTAGTTGATTCGTTCCCATTAAAGTCAATCACTTTTATGAAGTATGAACCTGTACGAGCTTGAACGTTTGCGGTATTTGTATTTTTATCAATGTCCACTAAGAAAACTGATTGTTCCCATATAGCTGTCAGAGATGGAGCGTATCTTAGCTGATATTTTTGAACATCACAGTCTGCTACAAGCGACCACGTTAACTGCATAGTTTGGTTAGTGATGTTAATGAATAAACCGTCAACGTCACTAGGCGGTGTACTCTTGGCGGTTGGAGTTGATGTAACAGCACTTACGTTACCTAATTGAAGTTTAGAACCTGTAGGACTTACGGCGAGAACTTTAAATGAATGAACATCACCAAGGAAAGTTTGATCTACGGTATGACGGTAATTAAGTGTTGTACTTGTTCCATCTAAGTAAAAACCTTGACCTGAGTTTACATATATTTCAAACGCTTCAAACGTCCCGCTTGTTGGAGCTTCCCATTCAAGATCGATGAAGTAAACATAGTCGTTACCATCGCAATCAAAAGTGTTACCTGTTACAGCGAGGTTAACCACTTCCGTAGGAGGTGTTAAGTTCTCGTCTTGAATTGTAGATAATTGCGGGTTGTAATCTGGAATGTTAACAGATGATTCAGCATCAAAGATCGCATCGTTCTTTTCAACTAATGTAAGAGTAGCGGTTAAATTTCTATTAGGTGAAACAGTCTTTACAATACAATCGTAAGTTACTTGAGATATTTCCCCCCATATTATTAAGTCGCCTACGTTTGGTATAAGGCCATCGAGAGTAGCAGTTACTTCATCTGTAATAGTCATTGTTGCTACCGCTGTTACACCTGAAGTAGCATTTCTAAACCTGTAACCGTAACTAGTAGCTGGTTCAGTTGCGAAGGGAGCGTCAATAGTTACGACATTACCTGCTACATTAATTACTCTAGCGGGTACACCTCCTACTCTCATTGCATCTTGAGTGATGACTACGTAGTCACCTCTAGTACAAACCAAGTGTTCAAAGTCAACATCTATAGTTATAGTCTCTTGTCTCAACTTCAACTGAGCTAACATATAACGACCAAACCTAAACGCTTGTTCTGAGTTTGTTACAGCGAAGGTGTCTAACTCGTCAAAGTCCACCGCTGTTGTAGCATCGAACCCATCGTTGAAAACAGTTTCTTGTCTTATCTCAAAACCACTACCAGCATCTACATAATTTATTCTTAGTCCGTCAGGTATCTCACTGTAGACTCTTGTAGAAGAAAAATTGTTAGAGTTACGAGGTGTAAAAACTTGTACAGGTGTTGTCTTGGCTCTATCTATAAGCACACCGTATCTACCATCTACTACAGTAAGTCTAGCTTGTGCGGCGTTTGTAACTCTATCTATTAGTTGAGTTAAAGTTGTGTTGAAGTCTAATACGAAGTTACACTGAAACCTTGGTTGTGAGAAAGTTGATATATTAGGCGGTGCTGTTGGTATCTCGTCACAAAAATCTGCCCATTCTTTTAATAAGTCCGCATCTAATCTATTTTGTGCGATAGCTCTTTTATTTACTTCACCTGTTAAAAGGTCTGCTAAGACCCATGCAGGGTTTTGGGTGATTTGTTTAGACCAATTGGCTCCGTCATAAACATCTAAAACAGATGTAGCAATGGCCGACAAGTTTTCAATAACTCCGTTCAATTGATCTGTCGCCTTGATTCGCACTTCCATAAAAACGTGACGTTTAGTTGTAACTATGGGGTTGGTGTCAAAACGAGTTGTTAATATCGACCACGTTAAAGCATCGTTTCTCTGGAAGGTAAAATTATGGTTTGTGTTTTTTCTAGTTAATCTTACCTTAACATCGTTTAGAGTTTTTGGTTTAAAAATGACAGTTACATTAGAGTTGGGTGTCTGTAAGTTATCGATTGTTATTATTCCGTTTTCGGAACTCTTAACTTTCATAACCGAAGTCGAACCACCGTCTTCAAGTATGTTGTTTGTGTGAACTCTTTGAGTTGCTGTAGCTGTGAATATTGCAGCAGGGTCATTAGGTGTACGAACTAAATCATAAGCTATGGTCACAGTAAATTTAGCAGGTGTAGTTATTATATTCCAAGCGTTTTGTGTACCGTTAAAGTTAATAAATGTGATCGTGAACATTTCTTGACCGTTAATGTAAATAAGTTCACCTACGGTAGGTACATGTATGTCAGCACTTATGTTGAAAGAGTATATGTTACCTTTTAATATCCCTATACTCTGTTCTGCTATATCATAATAAGAAGCTTCAGGGTTTTCTAAACCTTCAGGAAAAATAAAAGCGTTTCCTACTATACTTGCTTGAAGGTTTTTGTCCGCTGGAAAAGTACTAAGTAAAGTAAAAGAGTTATTAGAAAATGAGTTAGCTAAAATTTCTTTATTAAAAGCTTGTAAGCTACTATTGAAATCGTTAACAAAAACAAGATCATCAAAATTTCTATAGTCTTCCGTACCTACTTCAGCAAATTCAACCTTTAAATCTATTTGACTATTTCTAATCGCACCTGTTTCAAAGACTGAGAACAAACCGTTAGGCAGATTAAGAATTAAACTTATTTCTTGTTCTTCACTGTTCGTATTAGGTGTAGCGTTTCTTACAACTTGATAATCGTCTACTGGCGGTGGACCTGGATTGTTTTCGTTAGCGTTAATAGCAACACCAATTGATTGTTGTGTTACATCACCTTTATAAAGTTGAAAATTATTACTTAAAGCTTGATCCCATATACCTTCTTCTACTCCAGGTTTGTTTAAATCCACCAACCTAAAATCAACTTGAGAAAATTCAGATAAAAGCGTTTCACCTATTCTAAATTGATCGAGTGCCAAGGGTCCGAGTCCGAAGTCATAAATAGCGTAAAAGTAGTTAGACAAAGCACCGTTGTTGTCAGGGTCAGCTTCGGAACTTAAATAAAAGTTTGCAGCAAGGACAGGGAATATTCTATGTGTCCCATAAACTTTAGGTACTGTTCTTAGTTTTCTACTCTGATTGTTTTGATTCGTAATAGAGAAACTTTGTGAATTAGAAAAACCATCTGCCTCAGAAGCGTTGAAACCCAAAGCGTTGTTGAGAGGTGGTATTAGAGCATTAAATAAAAGCGTGGAACCGATTGCCGCACCAGCGGTGGCAAGTGCTGAACCGAAGGCCGCACCTGTACCTGTACCGAAGGCCGCGCCACCAGCAGGGGAAGTTATGACAGCAACAACAGCGGTGATAGTTATAATGGCAACTTGCTTAAATATTTGACCACCTTCACCACCTCTAGGTGTTACGGCGAATAATACTGACTTACCTTGTAAAGGTTTAGAGGTTTTCCAATACCTTCTATATACTTCATGACCTCCAATATAAACTTTGAAGTATTTGTCGTATCCTTCCCTTGGTAATTTATTAGCTTTTAAAACCTCTTCATACATTTCTTCGATTGTTGCATCATCTTTCACAACCAAGACTTTGCTATCGGTACTTAAAGGGTTTTTCCTAACTACTATTTCTTTCGACATCTGTAATAACCTTCAATTCTTTTAGTCCATTTATCGAAACGTTCTAGACTACTACCAACACCTTGCCTAGAATGAAGGAAACGATTCTCGTCAATATAAACTCCGATATGACAAGTAAGACCTACGATTCTGATTAACATTATGTCACCCATCCTAGGTGTTGTAACTTCTTCAAAACCTTCTAGCTGATCGTTCACTAATTGTTCTGTTTCTTTTTTTGTAGGTCTAATACTACCGTAAAGTTTTTCTAATTTGATACCAAATATATCATCGTAAAAATATTGAACCAATTCGTAACAGTCTTTATCTTCGTAAGGTATTCCTACAAACTTACGTAAATAACCCTGGGTAAATTGTTGGTGTGTATCGTTCACTTGTTAACTCAGTATGTAAAAAATCATCTAAAAATAAGTCGGCGTTGATGGTCCTGCTGTCGTACCTAACATTACTTATCTTAAATTCATTAAAAGATATTTCTACAGTGTCAGGGTCACTCGCAAGAACTAATTCAATTGTTGTATCTATAGGTGTTGTCACCGATCTTATTTCATCTATTAAATCTAATGAAACATTATCGAATTGTATTTGTGACTTTAAAACATTAACACCGTCTTCAGCAGGTAGATTGATTCTCATAGGGAAAGCGATGTGAGTGTTACCTCTACTGATAACATCTTCAGTATTGTTAACTAACCTAAGAGTTGTAAAAGAAGTGTGAGTAAGAGTGACAAGCATTAAAAGCGGGTCGTCACTTCTTTCTCCGTATAATTGCGCTAATAGATTATTAGTTAAACTTCTCACGCAATCTGCCTCCAAACAAAAGATATTCTAAAATATGTTCCACCTAGAGTTGTTATGGAAGGTCTACCTTTAAATTGATATTCGCCTGTGACACCGCTTATAGGGTGGTCATAATTAAAAGTTAATGTTCCACCTGCCAAGGTGGTCTTGAAGAATGTTTCAAAGTCAGCGTAATCAGTTCTTTCAAGTTCTATAGTACCTCTAAGATCATCGAACTCTTTGGTATAACGTTGACGTTTCTTAGGTGGGCCAACTTCATTAGGTGTCTCGATTGCACTATCACCGAAAGTAAGTTGAAAACCTGCCTGGTTAAATTTCTGCTGTAAAGAAGCTGGGAATGATTCTGCCATTATCTACCTTGTCGTTGAAGTCCGAATATCTCACCGAAGCTTTGATCAAACTCACCGTTAGCTAAACCATCTCTAACGGTGTTTCCGATAACAATGTCTAATATCTTGCTTCCGTCAGAGCTTATTCTTTCCTGAGTGTCTACGTCACTTCCGGTATTGTTGATTACATTTACTTGAACGTTTGTTGCACCTGAAGCATCGACACCTAAACGTCCACCACGGCCTCTACGCAAAGGAACGATTGCCTCGTCACCTGCCTCACCCATAAGACCTGTGCGCCCACCGTTAAGTGGGAATAATGTCGGACCTGTTACGATACCACCGTTAGCGAAAGGTATTACGTTACCATTGCTAAACACACCGCCGTTCGCGAAAGTACCTTGAGTAGTTGCCGCTGCTGTTGCACCACCACCGATAGCACCACTAATACCTCTAGCAATAGGGGCTATAAGAGCGGCACGAATAGTAATTCTAGTTATCTCATCTAAAATAGATTTAGCGAATTTTTTAAATTCAAATTCACCTGTTTTAATAAAATCGAACAATGAATCTTCAAGTTCACCGAAAGCTTTTTGGATACCTTGAGAAACTTGTTGAGCTACGTTACCTGCGTTTCTAGCAACTTGTACTAGTCCATCTTCAACACCAAGGGCTATCGGGTTAAGTCCTTCGATGTCATTGGATACTTGTAATAAACTCGATCTGAATTGATCTAAAGTAACTTTACCGTTTTTAAAATCTTGTTGAAGCTTATCGAAACTAACAGTATTTAACGCCTCTTGATAAACTTGAATTGTGGCCCTACCTTTAGAAAACTGCCTGTTGAATCTTGCTTGCAGGTTAGGTGCTCTATCTGCTGTCAGGTTATATTTATCTAATTCATCAGCGAGTTTATCTAACGCATCTGCTTGATCAATTATTTCCTTGGTATTTCCACCTATAGTTTTAACACCTTTAGCTTGTAAAGCTTCAAGTCTCGCTATCTCTTTGTTAGTCTCTTCAATATTTTTCTTTATTAAGTTTACGTTCTTAGCTGTTTTACCTAAAAGATCACTTGTAGTTAAAGGTCTAGCTAATTCAAACTTTAAATCTTCTAAGGTTTTTTTAAGTTTATCTAACTCTTCAGTTATTTTCCTCGGTCCTTTTGCTTCATCTGTAGCTCGTTTTATAGAAACGGCCAAAGCTGTAAAACCTGTAACCAATGTGGCAATAAGTACAGGTGAAGAAGCTAATGTACCTAATACACCTACGGAAGCTAATGTACCCAACTGAGTTGTTAATTTAGATATTGTACCAGCCGCTACAAAAGCTGTGATTAAACCAAATACTTCTTCTAAGTTCTCAGATAAAAATTTAATACCTTTAAAGAAATTTGAAGATAAGTTAAATCGTTTGTTCAACTCATCTATCTTTTGCCTTAGTTTATCTAAACCTAGCGTTGCTGCTTGCTCAAAAGTAATTCGCAAATCTGCTGCATCACTGTTTAATCTTCTGAAGGCCCTCGCCAATGTTCTCAACACTCTAGCTGAAGTGATTTGACCTGTTTCAGCAAACTTAATCAATTGACCAGTCGTAACGTTAAATTCACTAGATAAAAGATTAGCAAGAACAGCGTTAGATTCTAAAACCGATCTGAGTTCTTGACCTCTTAATGCCCCTGCTGACAAACCTTGAGTAAGCTGAATCGTACTCGCAGTTGCTTCTTGGATTGTGGCACCAGATAACCTAAAAGTTTGTTGTAAAGCTGCTGTAGTAGCTACAATCTGTTCACTAGATAACCCTAATTCTCTAGTTGATAAGGCCACTCTATTGTAAATTTCACCAAGGGAACCTACAGATGTTCTGGTTTCTTCTGCTGCTGATTGTATACTCTTGAAAGTTTTCGCAGCAATTTCACTAGAACCTGTAAACACTTTAATTCTATCTTGAATTAATTGAAACTGGTCAGCAGCTTGAGTGAATTCTCTAATACTAAAAGTAGCGATCAAAGCACTAAAAGCATTTTTGAGTCTATTGATACCGAAAGAAGTTTGCTTTAAAGTTTTATCTAACCTTCTAGTATTTTTAGAAATTTTTTCTAAACTCTCGCTACTCTTTTTGGTATTCCTATTAAGTTTACCGAACTCAGCAGCGAGTTTTTTCAACTCGTCGTCACCTATAGTCCTGACTTCAATTTCTGTAATTTGCTTATTTTTTGTTCCCATTTTCTTTATCTCGATGGTCTATGATGATGTTGTCCAGCCTTCGCATTAGGTAAAGGAATTCGTCAAAATCATCGATCTGTTTAATGGTAGCAAAGTTATATATATCAGTAAAAGAAATTGGACCGTTGGTCATACCACTTCTACAAGTGTCAAGCTCGAAGAAATACTCTAAATATACCCGAAACGGTCCGACATTAGGTTCTTGATTAGGTTCTTTGATTTTACCTTGGTCAAGTAACTTATAGTAAAACTCGAGCCTATCATGCCACTTTAAATGCCAACTTAACCAGGAGCAAATTAGTTTCCCAATTCTTCCTTGAAGTTATCTATATTTTGTGACCAATCTAATAGTGTATCGGTTAAGTCAGGTAATTCTAAAAGAAGATTGACGCAATCGACCTTGTTAAACTCTTTTACTTCACCATCGATTTCAATACCTTTCCAGTCAGTAATACAAGATTCAACAAAAGCTCTTGTCAATATCTCTTTTTCTTTTTCAGGTTCCAACGTACCTTTTTGAATTTGATAAGCATGAGGTTTATGGTATTTGGCCAAAGCTTGTTTCATTTTATCAGCGTTAGCACCACCAAACCTTCTTACTAAAAAACCTACGTCTTCAGAAAGTTCAAACCATTTTCCTGAAGTTTCTAGAGATGTATCTGTTTTGTAAAATTGATGAAGATTAGATTTCATTTTGATTCCTTTAACGTAACTATTAACTTTAATTTAAAAGGAGGCGCTTTTACACGCCCCCTCGATTACTTATTAACTTCTAAACATTTTAAGAGCTTTCTCTCCGTTAGCTCCAATTTTCGCTGTACCAGTCATATTTAAAAATACGTCCTGGTTAATTCCACCAGCAGCAGGGTCTTCGAAGCTAACCTGTACAGCAGGGATGAAGAAACCATAAAAACCACCAGCATTTTTAACAATGAATCCTAGCTCGAAAGGAGCTTGAGTAAGTTTACTAGCAAGTAGTTGCCAGTTCTCATTTGCTAGATAAGCTGTCAAAGATATTTCAATCTGTGCAGTTCCCTCAGAATAATCATCTGGGGCAGCTTGTCCAATACACGTTTGCGCTGTGAGGTTGTTGTTAAGACTTAGTTCAACTGACTGGATACAAAAGTCTGAAGTATCGAGTGTACCATCTGCTGAGTTTACCAAGAATGGCATATCAACAGAACCGTTAAGTGAGTTAGTTGTTGCAGCAGCGTCGATGGTTCTACCATCTGTCATAAAGTTTGCAGCTTGATCAACAGCTTCGTAACCGTTCCCTTGAAAAGTAAAAGTTGTTGTAACGATTTCACCGTAAGCAACGTTGAAACTCATGTTTGCAGCGATCATACCTCGATAGTTAATTGCTTTAGTTGTAAGATCGAGGAAAGATTTTTCGATTGAGAAAGATTTTTTAGTTGTTCCAATTTCAATCTCATCGGCAATTTGATAACTCGTACCTGCACCGACTTCATCAACCATTGAAGTTGGCCCTGAAAATCTAATAACTGTTGCTGATTGAATTTCAGTAACCATTACTTCAGTGTTGTTATTAGAATCTGCAAAAGCTGTAAGTGTTAAAACGTCACCAACTTCAACGTCAGTGTTCCAGTCGCCAGCACCTCTTGTAATAGTTCCAGCACCAGTAGCGATTGTTAGATCAACTGCGACAGGAGCTTTAGCGTCCCACACTGAATACATTGCACCTTCGATGAAATCATCAATGATGTCTTCCTTGGCAAGTTCAGAGTTTATATCACCACCAACAGTTAAACCAGTTACAACCTGTCCACTTGATTGTCGATCCGTTCGAATCTGTTGAGATTCTGTTGTTTCAGGAGTACCCGATAAAGATTCTGAAGTGAACCTAGATGTTTTAAAGTTACCTACACCAGGCGTTTGACCGTAGGTAGTTTCAGGTATTGCTACCACTCGGACTTGATTAGCTGAAGACATATTTTTCCCCTTTAAATATTATTATCGCGATAATAGTTGACTATAACCGAAGCCGATGTATAACCGCCCTCTAAATCTAACGTAGCACCTTGCTCAAAATTTGGAGGTGACACAGATTCAACAATTATACTATTTATTCTACGCCCTCTTAACAAGTCTCGTAAAGCCTCAGACCTTGTTAAAATATCGTCTACCATTGTGGCAGATTGACTTGCTCTGGCCACAACGTGAAGAAATATAGAACCTAACTCTCTGTAACACCCTGTGCTATTTGTAGCTATTATTGTTTGAGGTTCTTCCGTTGATCCAATGAATTGTAACCCTAACCAAGGGTCGTCTACACCTAAACCTTCGTTGTCAATAATCTCGTCAATGGTTTCATATTGAGCGGTTAGGTCAATTAGATTTTCCGTTGGAGCGTTAGTGGTTAAAAAATTTGTTATTTGTGTTCTTACGAATTGACTACTCAACTATAGACCCCCTGCCACCAAATACCTGTTCTTCTCTTCCTGCACCTCTACCATCTAATCTTACAAGAATTGTAGGGTAAAGGTAAGGTCTACCGATGGCCCCACGCTTGCCAGTCTGGAAGCTGTTGTGGAATATTTGACCGTTCGGACCGATAGCACGTTTTATAAAGATACCTTTTGTTCCATTCACTAGGTAAGTGAATTGAATAAACTTTGCTACCTGTTTAAATTTACTTCTTATATTTCTATGAGCGTTAAAGTATGCGCCACTAGGTTTAATGATGTTTTTACCTGTTCTTCTACTTTTGCCAAATTTCCGTTTACTAGGTGTATTTTTATTTGCGTACTTACCTCTAACACCTCTTCTAATACCTTTGTTTTCTAATCGTCTTGCGTAAGGGTTTACGTTGATAAAACGAATTTCGTCACTATCTTTGAAACCACCTTGAGAAGCTTTTTGTACTATGAATCTTCTCAACGATTGTCTACTGTTTGCCACCTGTACACCGTTAACAAATACTTTATTTCCACTTATGTATTGACCTGTAGAACGTGGGCTATACTGTAAAATAATATCGAACATTCTCAATAGTGCTAACGATACATCGACTCTAGCAAAATATTGAATTTTCCCTGGTACTTTAACAAGTTCAATTGGTCTATCGAATCTGTTATCTGTTCTTACTCTAGGGTTTTTATCGAAGTTGTTTTGTCGTTGGGCAATATCTAGAACTTTCTCAGCAGTTGATACATGAGTGTCTCTAACGAAATTAAAGAAACCTTTTAAAGTTTGCTTACCGTCTAAATCAGAATTGATGCTGAACTCTTGAGCGTTCTTACCTTTCTGCTTTACACTTAATGCGAAACTAACTCCCATTTATCCACACCTCAACCTGTAACCGATTAATTCACCTAACGCCACCATCTCATTAACTTTAGTCACTGATAAATTACCGTGAACAGTTGATATAATCGTGTCGCCTCTTTTAGGTTTAGGAAAACTCTGAGAATCTAAATCGTCCTTGGCAACAACAAACTCTGTACCTTTAGAAACAAACTCTTCCTCAATAGCACCCATTCTAAAATAATTAGAAGGGGCCATTTTAATTGTTATATCTAAAGTAGCTTTTTTTCTTTGAAATTGAACATCAAAACCTTGCATATTAATTATGGTTTTAAAAGCTTGTTTAAGAGACATAGTTTTCCCTTATCTCGCCAAATCCACCAAGGGAACGTTCACTTGCGTACTGGTCTAACACGTTTCCGTAATCTCCCAGTATCATACCGAACTTAGATTTCCTTTCGTTTGATGTGAGAGTGTAGTCAAAGTCAAGCGACATCACACCTGGGATAGATATTCGTTGAACACCTTTACCGAAGTTAACCGCTATACCTGATTTCTTTTTATTGTACTGTTGTTCCACAAGATCATATACACATTGCTCGACAGGTGTAGGTGTTGTTGCAAAACCAGCGGTGTAAGTAACTTCGATTCTTTCGCTGTAGTCGCGACACTCGAACCAATTTCTAGGTTCACCTGCTTTATAAGTTTTATATAACTTACCAGTGTCACCTTTTATTCTAAACTCAGGAGCGGTTAGAGTAGTGACTGGTGTTATATCGTTACCGTCAGCGTCTTTTTTAATTTCTTGAATTTGAGTAATTGTCGTTACAGGATAATGAAAAGTGTATAGATAACGATTAGCAAAATCAACTGAATAATCTTTATAAAAAAATGTTTGAACATAAGACGTACTCGCAAAAACTCTAGCGGTATAACCTTCAATCGCATCACTAACGACAGTTATTTGTTGA